TCTTTCTGAAGCGCAAATCTGCGCAGGGCGACAAGGCATCAGTCGTCAACCCTGCAGACGTAAACGCAGGTCGCCGTCGTTTCTCGTTTGATTTCGAGACCGGCTTTCTGGTGTCTGGCGATCAGGTAGAGATCACCTCAACCAATGGCGCCACGCTTGCCTTTGTAACTGCAGCCGGCTGGCTTGATGAAACCGTTCAAAGCTCAGGCAAGTGGTACGTCAACGTTGACGAACTCGGCGGCATCCGTCTGTACAGCACCTTCAGTGCATCTCTCGAAGGCAACGTCGAAGACGCCATCCCGCTTGCTGACATCGTTACAGACATTCCGATCACGGTAAAAATTGCCAACGTCATCCACCGGATGCTGGGCCAGTGCAGTTCGTTTGAGCTGAACACTAACCGCGAAGCCGTAGACACCACCGCCCTAAGCGACGAGTTCCGCAGCCAATACTCCACGCTGATGTCTGGTTCCGGCCAGTTCACCGCGTACTGGGACTACATCGACGTGCTGCAACCGGGCGTACAAGAAGCGCCTCACTACCTGCTGCAGCTGGCACTACGCACAGAAATCGGCTCGGAGTTTTCCGCTCAGTTCTTCCTTAAGACCAGCGGTTACACCACCGGCAATGATGTCGATCTAGTCAGCGATCAGCTTTGGTACGAAATCGACGGCATCATCACGCAGGCCGGTGTCAGTTTTACGCCTGACGCAGCGGTACAGGTCACCGCAGATTTTGTGAGCACTGGTCCTATTCGATTGAAGGCAAAACTTGCCACCGAAGATCGTCTACTTCAGGAACAAGGGTTTGCGATGCAACTGGAACAGGATCCAACGTCGGTTCTGCTGCTAGATAAGGATCAGTAGACTGATACCACGGCATCAAGAGTTATGGCTGACCTCAGGATTAGTGAGCTAGCGGCACTGTCCGGGGCCAACCTAGCCGCCAACGACCTTCTGGCGGTTGTTGATAGCAGCGCAAGCGAAACCAAGAAGATCACTGTTAGCGACCTGATCGGCAACGGCGCCACCCTGATTGCGGATGCCACCATCCCGGGCGCCAAGATCCTGTTCGGTGCTGCCCAAATCCCTGGAGCTGCCCTTGTCAATGGTGCTGTGGGTGCAGACCAGATCGCCTCTGGCGCAGTCCATTCGTCAAAACTGGCAGCAAACTCCACTGCACAAATCGTCACCAGCCTTCCCGCTACTGGCGGCTATGTCGGTCAACTTGCCGTAGAAACCAGCACCAACAAGGCATACGTTTGGAACGGCAGCACTTGGGTCAGCTTCAAAGCCGCCGGCTCCATCAACCAACTTGTTGCTACCACCTCTGGTCCGATCCAGATCACGGTTAGCACTGTTGGTGACGTTGCAACACTGAGCGTCAACCCACAGAACACCCCAACCGGTGGCATTTTCCTCGCTGGTCCTGCTGGAAGTGGTGGTGCTGTTAGTGGTCGCGCCATTGTTGGAACTGACCTGCCCACCGCTAGCAACACAGCCAAAGGTGGCGTGATCGTCAATGGCGAAGGGTTGCGGATGGATGGCAACACCATCGAGATCGACGCCGACGTGTCCGCCACTGCCACCTATTCGGTAGTGACGCATAACGCCAAAGGTCTTGTTACAGCTAGCCGGGCTATTACCGCGGCAGACATGCCCGCCGCAACTGCCGGCGCCAAAGGTGCTGTCCTGCCTGGTACAGGTCTAAGCGTCACGGGTGCTGGCGCACTCAACCACACCAACGCCGTCACCTCCGGCACTGCCACCAAGGTCAGCTTCGACTCGCAAGGCCATATCACCAGCACCAGTGCGCTGCTTGCGACTGACATTCCAAACCTCCCCGCTGAAAAGCTAACCAGTGGCACATTGTCGGCAGCGGTGTTTGGGACAAAGAGTATTTCCGGTGCAAAACTATCTGACTTTTCAATCACCAAGTTTGGTGGTGCTGGTAGCACTGCAGGTATTGTCCAGTTCCCCACTGCTGACTTCACCGGCCAGTATTTCTTTGACTCGCTAAACGGTGATCTTTATCTCTGGGATGGTTCCGCATGGCAGCCCGTAACAATCACTTCTGGTGAACTTGTTTTTGGTGGTACATATAACGCAAGCACCAACCTAGTTGCATCTGTAACTACTGCTGGCTCTGGTGCTGGCCTTGTTGTGGGATCTGCACTTCCGGCGGCATCTCCACAGAATAACCGTTATTACCTTGTTGTTACCAATAGCGGCACCGGTTCTGGAAACGCCCCCGCTGTTACACTGCAAGCTCCGGATCATATCCTTTCCAACGGCGGCGTGGGAGGCAGCCCAGTATGGCAATGGATTGATGTTTCTGGCACGGTTGCTGCGCAGGTTGCCAGCAATATTACATTTACACCTGCGGGTGGCGTTGCTGCCAACAATGTTCAATCTGCAATCGAAGAACTTGATACTGAAAAGCTAAACAAAGCTGGTGGCACTGTTACAGGCAACCTTGAAATTGGCACTACAGGAACACTGACCTGGGAAGGCAGCACAGCCGACGCAAACGAAACAACGCTGACTGTTGTTGACCCAACGGCAGATCGCACCATCACACTGCCCGATGTAACTGGCACGGTCATCACCTCGGGTGACACTGGCACGGTCAGCAATACCATGTTGGCCGGCAGCATCGCCTACAGCAAACTCAGCCTTACCGGCACAATCGTCAACGCCGACGTTTCCACATCTGCAGCTATTGCATATAGCAAACTCAATCTTGCTGGAACAATTACAAACTCGGATGTAAGCACATCAGCCGCTATTGCGTACAGCAAACTCAACCTTACCGGCAACATTCTTAACGCGGACATCAACGCATCCGCTGCGATTGCCTATACCAAGCTGGCGCTTAGCGACTCGATCACCAACGCCGACATCAACGCCAGTGCAGCAATTGCTGATAGCAAGCTTGCAACAATCAGCACCGCCGGCAAAGTAAGTGGTGGAGCAATCACCAGTGGCACGATTGGCGGCAGCACTGCCATCAACACCACCGGCACCATCACCACTTCTGGAGTTATCACGGATGGCACGGGCAACATCCGCCGCATCCCCCAAAACGCTCAAACCGCAGCTTATGTACTGGCTGCTGCTGACGTTGGTAAACACATCAGTATTACAACGGGCGGCGTCACTGTTCCAGCCTCGATCTTCTCGATAGGCGATAACGTGACCATCTTCAACAACTCCACCAGCAACCAGACCATTACGCAGGGTGCGGGTGTGACGCTTCGAGCTGGTGGATCGACCGCTACTGGCAACCGGACACTGGCGAACTACGGTGTAGCTACGGTCTTATGCGTGGCCGCCGACGTGTTTGTAATCACTGGTACGGGTCTGACCTGATGTCTAACCAAGAAATGCTGCTGGGGGGCGGCTTTAGCGAAGTCCCTCCATTCTCCGCAACCGGCGGCACAATCACCACCAGCGGTGCTGACACAATCCACAGGTTTACAGGCAGTGGCAACTTTGTTGTTGCTAACGCTCCGATTGGTTTCACTGTTACCTATTTGGTCGTGGGTGGCGGTGGCGGTGCCGGTTCCACTTCTGGTGGTTTGGGGGGGCCTGGTGGCGGCGGTGGAGGTGGTTTTCGCACCGGAACATTAGCTCTAGCTTCTGGTACGTATGCCATTACTGTTGGAGCAGGTGGAAGCGTCGGAGCGTCCGGGTCTAATTCTATTTTTTCCATTATTACTTCAACTGGTGGTGGGCGTGGCGGCGTTAATTCAGCTGGTGGTAGTGGAGGCTCTGGCGGCGGTGGCGGCATATTTGCTTCTAACGTTGTCGGCGGTTCTGGAGTAAGCGGTCAAGGAAATAGTGGTGGGAGCACGTCAGAAACCACTACGAATAACGCCGCACGGGAGCAATACACAGCTGGTGGCGGTGGTGGTGGCGCTGGGGCAGCAGGTGGCAACGGTTCAACATCTACTGTTTCGTCTTCGCCGGGTGTAGGTGGTAATGGTTTACAAAGTTCTATAACAGGAACAAGCACGTATTACGCAGGCGGTGGCGGCTCAAGCGGTTGGAGATCTAGTGGTAACTCAACAACGCCAACTGTGTATTACGGTTCTTCTGGAGGTTTAGGCGGTGGTGGGTCTGCTACTGGCGGCAGCACGTCTACATCTACAGGCGGAACCGTCAATACAGGCGGCGGCGCTGGTGGTTCTAACTCAAGCGTTGGCGGCGGCTCCGGCATCGTGATTATTCGCTACACCACACCTGTCTGATGGCACACTTCGCAGAGCTTGACGCCAACAACATTGTTCTGCGCGTCATCGTCGTTAATAACAGCGACATCCTCGATCAGTACGGCTACGAATCCGAAAACATCGGCATCGCCTTCTGCCGTTCATTGTTTGGTGCTGAAACCATCTGGCGGCAGACCAGCTACAACGCCACATTCCGCAAAAATTACGCTGGCATCGGCTACCGTTACGACGCAGCACTCAATGCGTTCATCGCACCACAGCCCTATCCCAGCTGGAGCTTGAACACCACAACCTGCCAATGGGACGCACCAAAGCCCTACCCGACAGACGGCAAGGTGTACGCCTGGAATGAGGGGCTGTTGCGCTGGGAACGGCTCGCCTAAACTGGTGCTATTGCCGCCGATGTCATGCTGTATCCAGCTGAATACGACATAACGATTTTGCAAAATGCGACGTGGAAAGGCACGTTTCGCGCTACACAAAATCGGCAGGTGGTTAGCAGCATCGACGTTGCCACTGCAACCTTCACCGTTGACTGTCACGGCCTGACTGCTGGCACCAAGGTTGTGTTCACGGGTGGGACCACCGTTCCTTGCGGACTGGTACTGAATCAGATCTATTACGTCATCAGCACTGGCCTTGCTACCAGCACTTTCAAGGTGTCAACTACGTCTGGCGGCTCGGCAATCGCCTTGACTGGTAGCTCTTCCGGCACCTTCTACGTTGCTACCCCGCTGGATCTGACCGGCTACACGGTGGACTCGGATATCAAAGGCCTGAGTGATGGCGCATCGATTGGGACGTTTACGCCAACGGTGACGGCAGCAACGGATGGCGCTTTCGAGTTGCTGTTGACTCCTGCAACAACGTTGGGTTTTACGACCGGGCGTTATGGGTATGACGTGAGCCTTACGTCGTCAGGCGGTGAAAGATATTACTGGCTGACTGGTGTTGCTACTGTCCAAAAAACCTACTCGAGGACCTGATCCATGTCTGACGTACAAATTGCGATCATTGACCAAGAAAATATCGAGGTCAACCTAGCGGTCCCTGGTATTCAGGGCGCAAAAGGCGACACTGGCACGGTTGCTGCAGCCGGTGATGGTACAGCTGCGGCGCCTGGAATTTCGTTTGCGTCGGACACCGACACTGGAATATACAGAGTTGGATCTAATAGTATCGGCATCTCCACGGGCGGCACGGGGCGCCTGTTCGTTGATGCGGATGGGACGACAAGGATTGAAAACAGCGCGGTCAATGGTTCTCCTCTGTTCAGAATTTCAACGTTTAATGGCTTTGCTGAAATAAACAGCAAGCGATCTACCGGAGGAAGTTACTCTCAACTAAGGGGAACTTATGTCGGCAATGCTACTGATTACTGGCAAATAGGATCTAACGGTTTTACCGATGGCACTTTTGCTATTTGGGCTGGCGCCAACGCTCTTGAACGAGCCCGCATCCGAGCGGACGGGATGTTCGAAGTCAAAGGTGCTGGCACGGCTGGCGTATCACCTGCCTTCAGCGTCAGTGGCGGCGCGCCGGCTAATAGTCTCGTCATTCTGCCTACTACTGGTTATGTAGGTCTGGGCACCGCAAGTCCGGCAGTCAATCTAAACGTTGTAAGCGCTGGTGATACAGCAATAAGTTCCGCTTCGACAGGCACTATTCAATCGGCTCGCGTTCAAATCATCGGTCGCCAAACTTCCGCAGATTCAGAGTGGAACATTGTTTCGGCTGGAAGCGGTCTTGGTTCCGCTGCGCTTCGTTTTGTACGTGGAACGTGGACCAATACTCCATCGATGCTTATCGACTCATCCGGCCGCGTAGGCATTGGCAACGCGAGTCCGGGGCAGTTGCTTGCTATTGCTACAGCTACTAACGATGATGGCATTATTTTAACCAACTCTAGTGCTAATGGCGGCAGAATTAGAATTGATTCCACTGGTACAGGTGGCCGTCAATACCACATCAACGTAACAGCAAACGGAAGTGGTGCAGGTGGCGGAAAATTTGTTATTCGTGATAACACTGCATCTGATGCTGCAAGGCTGACCATCGACTCAACCGGCAACGTCGGCATCGGCACCGCGAGTCCAAGTACAAAATTTGAAGTTATTGATACAAATACTATTATTAAATCAAGCAGCACCTCCGGTTACGCGGCGTTTTACGCAAATGCAGCGACAGGAAATGCAGCGTACTATTTCTTTGCCATTAACGGCACAGAGCACGCCAGGATATCCGCAACTAATAATGATCTAATTTTTGGTAATGGTTCTACCGGATTAGAAAAAGCCCGCATCGACTCATCCGGCCGGCTGTTGGTGGGGACGAATACTTATGTGCAGACTAATACCTATACGAGCAGCAATCTCTTCAACATTGCCGGCAACTCAGGTGTTGGCCCACAACTTTCTACCTACTCAAATGATGCCTTTGCACTTGGCATCGACTTTTCCAAGTCACGTGGCGCCACGGTGGGGACGCAAACCAGCGTGTCCAATGGCGATGCACTAGGCAGCCTTATTTTCAATGGTTACGACAGCGCCGCATACAAACAAGCAGCGTCAATTCAAGCTGCAGTAGATGGCGCTCCCGGCTCAACTATCATGCCCGGCCGGCTCGTCTTCAGCACAAACAGCGGAACGGCTGGTGCAAGCCCGACGGAAAAACTAAAAATTGATAAAGCTGGCTTGATTACGTGCAGCAACGGCGTAAATAATATGTTTGTTGTGAATACGGCCGCCAGTGGCACAAGTAATTATTTCTTCCAGGGATACAACCTTCCGGATGTAGCTCCAAAGATTGTTCTTTGGAATAATGGCAATGTGGTTAACACCAATAATTCCTACGGCACTCTATCCGATATCAAGCTAAAGGAGAATATAGTTGATGCTAATTCTCAGTGGAATGACCTCAAGGCCCTCCGGGTTCGTAACTTCAACCTAAAAGCGGAAACGGGACACGAAACACATACGCAAATAGGTCTTGTCGCTCAAGAGGTTGAACTTGTCTCCCCTGGCCTTGTCATAGAATCGCCTGATTATGACAAAGACGGAAACGACCTTGGCACCGTCACCAAGAGCGTAAGTTACTCCGTGCTCTACATGAAGGCAGTCAAAGCACTGCAGGAAGCAATGGAACGCATCGAAACTCTCGAAGCCAAGGTTGCAGCCCTCGAAGCACAGTAGTCACCTCCACTAGGCGGGCAACCGGCCTACTCAACTGGTTGCACCACACGTACACTTTCACAAAACACCATCAGCCATGTCTGATTCACCGGTAATTTCTTGGCATATCGCCAATCTCGAAAGAGAGACGCAAGACGGTTTTGTGTACCAAGCACACTATACGGTTGATGCCGTAACCGAGGATGGGGCCTACCGCAGTGGCGCCTACGGCAGCGTGGCTTTCGAGCGCCCAGAGAACCTCATCCCGTTCAGCGACTTGACCGAGGAATTGGTAATCCAGTGGACGCAAGAAGCCCTTGGTGCTGACAAGATCCAAGAGATCGACAACGCCCTGATCGCCCAACTCGACGAACAACGGCACCCAACACGCGCCGCAGGCGTTCCCTGGTGATCACCGCCCTTGCTCTGGCCGGTGCCTGGTGTGCCGGCATTTTTTTGGCCTACTGTTTGCTGGCCATCAACCCACCGGATGATCTGTAGTGGTCGTCAAAAGCAAGACTGCACTGGGACGTGTCGAACACCAACCCGGTCGCCCCAAAACAACCAAGCAAGGCTTCGGTCAGCACTCCCGCCCACGCCGCCGCGGCAAGAAAAAGCTGGTCGGTCAAGGCCGCTAACCTATAAAAAAGGTCTGCAGTATGCCTCGCAATGGATCATTCGGAGGAGGTGTACGCAGCACCGGAACCACCTAACTTGTTCAATCAAGCTGTCCCAGCGCTACTTGCCGCTGCAGTTGTCGGGTTAGGTGGTCTTTTTATCCAAGTCGCCAAACTAGACCAGTCCGTTAATACCGTCGCCTCCGATATTCAGGAGCTTAAAAACGACAGTAAAGAGCGCCTTAGCGACCTAGAAAATAGAGTGCGCCAAATCGAAATGCGCGTCGTCAACTTCAAATGAGCATCGTCCACTCCACCAACTTCGGCAACGGCTTCAAGCTGGAACAACTAGAAAACGAACGCGGCGAAATCTACTACCGCGCCTGCTTAAACAGCGTCTGTCGCTACGCCGAAGACGAATATGTCGCCCGCATGTACTTGGAAAGCATGGGTTGGGACCCTATGCAGCCTCCTCTTGCGGACTAATCCAATCCTCAATTTCCGCTTCTAACCGCATATCCCAAAAGCTCTGCAACCTAAACCATTGGCGCCAATCGGCACTGGCCTTGCGCACGTTGCACGACAAACACGCTGGAACAAGATTGTGCGGATGCGTATGCCCACCTTTACTTTTAGCCACAACATGATCGAGTGTTGCAGAACGCCCTAAATCAGAATTGCAGTATGCGCACCGGTTGCGCCAGCGCCAAATAATATCTTGCCTAAACCTTAACTTTGCTTCCTTTTTGTTTAAGTATTCGCCATCCTCAATCCGATGGTCCATACCAAAAGGTGGCTGTCCACAATGTAGCCAGTAAACTTTTACCAGCACTCCTATTACACATGGAACCAACTACCGCTGCGCTAATTGCGATCATCATCGCCGCCGGCTCTGAAATCATCGCTTTGCTGCCCATCAAAGAAAACAGCTGGGTCCAGCTCATCCTTAAGGCTCTGAAGATTATCTTCCCAAAGAAGTAAGGCGAGAACTGGAGCAGCGCAGATTTGAAGCTGCGCTGCCCGCTCGCCTCGACGAAGCAGAAGCTGCTTGGCACGAGAGCCAGCCATCGGCACCAGCTCCGGTGATTGTGCACGAGCCAATCGACGAAACCTTGCAAACCGGAGAAAGCCGCCTCCTCGGTGGCGCGATGAGTATCCACGCCCCCTGGTCCGATGGCACAAAACACGATCCGCCTAATTGACCTATTCCGGTACTACAAGGGGCTGCCCCATCAAATGGCAGCCCTCACCGAACTGGAAATCGCCATCAACAAGGCCAACCCCCACATCTTGGGCCGCAACCAAGGCTGGTTCAAAACGTGGTCCGTTGCCGGCAAACAAACCAGCTTCCCCAACACCTGGGAAGGCGTCCTCGAAGCAGCCCGCGTCGCTGGCGCCAAATTCCCAGAACTGGTATCCGCCCAATGGGCACTGGAATCCAACTACGGAAAACTGGTCTCTGGCCGCAACAATTTCTTCGGCCTCAAAGGTGAAGGCAGCGACAAAAAGACCCAAGAGTTCATAAACAACCAGTGGATCACTATCACCGATAGTTTCATCGACTTCCCCGACCTGCTGTCCAGCGTTATCTACCTCGTTGACCACTGGTACAAAGACTATAAAAACTACAAAGGTTGTAATAACGCCGCAACCCGCAATGATGCAGCCAAATGGCTACACACCCAGGGTTACGCCACCGACCCCAACTACCCAGGAAAACTAATTCAACTGATGGACCAACACGCTGGCACTAACCCCCAACTATCACCAGACCAGAAACTACTGAAAGTTCCCTACGAATACCAGCTTGGTACAGACGACGGCCCCACGGGTTACCGCCAGTGCTTTAGCTCCAGCTGTGCAATGGTGGCCCGCTACTACGGCAAGATTTCGGGCGACTACGAATACAACAAGCTACGCGCCCGCTTTGGCGACACTACAGACCCCAAAGCACAACTCGCCGCCCTCAAAGCCCTCGGCCTAAACGCCACCTTTGAAATGGACGGCACCACCGAACGACTGGAGCAAGAAATCGCCAACGGCCACCCCACACCCGTCGGCTGGCTTCATAAAGGAACGGCTAGTAATCCAACTGGCACGGGCCACTGGACTGTTGTGGTGGGCTATACCCCATCGCACTTCATCCACAACGATCCATACGGAACCGCGGATCTGGTAAACGGTGGTTACGTGAGCAATAAAGGTGGCGCGGGCATTGCATACTCACGCCGGAACTGGCTGCCTCGTTGGCTAATCGAAGGCAACGACACCGGCTGGTTCATGAGCGTCCGCCCCAAGTAACCATGCGCCCCATCGAGCACACCACCGAGTCCAACTTCCACAAGGCCGCCACCGACAGTTGGCTGGTGGACTTGTTTAACCGCCAGGACTACCGCGGCCTTCTTGAAGCGGCTCTTGTCCTTAACACTTTGCACCAGCTGGAACGCACAAAATCGGCCTGGGCTATCCGCGAAGCTGCGGAAAACCTGGCCGATCAGTTTGGTATGGACCGCGATTCCGCCTAAGGCAGGATCTTTTTACACAGGCAAATCACCAGTCCGCAAATCACCCAGTACGCCGCCATCGCGTACAGCGCTGTCAGTAGGACATCCATCAGCTAACCACTGCTGGTACAAACCTGTGTACAAGCTATGCATGGGGTGATCCTTTGCATCACGCCCGTACTGGAAATACAGCGAATTAAGAAAATCCTGCCGTTTCTGATCAGCCGCCACCCGCTCCCAAGCGGCCTGGATCACATCAGGATTGCTCACGTTTCTGCTCCACAAGTTTGAGACGCCGACGGGCAGCTTCTTTCGGCCCGCTACCAGCACGAGCCAGCTTAGGTTTTTTCGCCGCAATCGGTGGCACTTCTACCTTGCAATTCGGATACCGATTCTGTGCAAACTCAATGGCTTGCTGGAGCGACTCAGCCCGCACCAAATCCCGCATCGCCCCCTGCCCCGGCAGCCAAATCGTCAACTCAAACAGCGCTGCATTTTCTGCACTGGTGCGTGAGCGACCTTCACCGAGGCGCAGTTCTGGATCCAGTTGTTGAGGGAATGTCATCAGTTCCATGACCGGGGGTAGGCGGGCTCTTCAACGCTATGTACAGCAACAAGGCTGTTAGTGCGCTCAGCAACAACTCGCGCCGCAGCGACAGCTTTTTCATACGTCACCCAACTTGAAGCATCTTCCTTGGTACCGGTCAAGCCGATCCCACTTCCTGATTCATAAACGGCCGTGACCCATTGGTCATCGACCATGACAACAAAGCGAGTCATCGCTCCTGTGCGTGTACTGTAGGAGTTTAGTCCCTTTCCACGAGCACCGCCGCTCTGTAACGCGATCTAACTGAGTCTCACGTGTCAGTTTCTGACACTTTCCCTTCCTGCTTGGAACGCATCCGCCCTTCCACGCGACGCTTCACCGATTCCTTCCACGCCTGCTCATCCGCATCCTTTGCCTTGGTGTATTCCGAGGACCTCAACGCAAGCCCGGCATACACCAGCTCCCGCAAATACGCCGTCACCTTCGTACCTTCCTGGGACGCCAGACTTTCCGCCAGCTTGTACCGGTTGGGGTCAATAAGCAGCTGACAATAAAATTTGTTCCCGTGGTTCAGGGGCATGACTTGCGGTCTAATCTGCTACAGAGTAGCACAATGAGACACAGTAGTCCTACCAGCGCACGTCGTCATCCACCTGCTTGCGCCACGCATTGGACTGCGCCACCCGCGCCCCACCCCTCTGCTTGGCACATCCCTTACGTATATCCCGCGCCCACTCCAAAAACGCCGCCGCCCTTTGCAAATCCGCAGTCTTCGCCATCCGAATCTCCCGATTCAACCACTCCATAACCAGCTCTCTTCCCGTGCGGGCTGGACTCATGAGACTAAATTTGAGACGCGCATGATCGATTGGGGCAGTTGATCAGGACAAAGCTCCAGTGCCCTCATCCTTGCGGTGAAAGCATCTGGAGCGACAACAAAGAGATCGTGCATCGGGCCATGCCGCGGATACATCCGCACCCGATACTCGAACTCTTCCTGGATCACTTCGCCTCTTGCCAGCTATTTCCGACCTTAGCTTCGGCAAGCGGTGGAATATCACCCAACCAACGCGCTTCAGCTTCCTCCATCACGGTCCGCAGCTGGAGCGCCCACACATCCGCGTGCTCTTCCTTTACGAGCAGGATAATTTCGTCGTGCACCACGCCGGCCAAACGCACCACGTCCTCCCCGTCGGACTTAAGGAGCGGCCACAATTTGCCGAGCGTAAGTTTGAGCACGGCTGCACCTGCTCCTTGGATTGGCGTGTTGCAGCGCGTGGTGAGTTTATTGTTCTCGCCCGGTAGAAACCTCCGCAAGCCCGAGATGCGTATGTGGATAGATGGATTCTCCTTAGCCGCATCAGCAGCGCGAGCATTTTCGCGCTGCCATTGGGCGATGCCTTTATATGCAGCGTGGAACTTTTCCCGCACTTCCGCAGCCTCATCAAGATCCATCTGGATTCCCATCGCTGCTGCATAATTTCTGAGCCCTTTTGCACCGCTTCCATATAACAAACCGAAGTTGGCTGATTTACTAACTTGACGTTGCTCTTTTGTAACATCTTCCTCACTAACCCCATAAATCTGTGTCGCTGTAATCGTATGCAAGTCCTTCCCCTGCTGGAACACCTCAGTCATTAAAGGATCCTTTGCTTCCGCCGCAGCCAACCTCAACTCCATCTGCCCATAGTCCGCCACCACCAACTTCCACCCTTCTGGCACCTGCACTGCCGACCTAAACCGTGAATCCCTTGGCACCTGCTGCAGGTTCGGTGAAATACAACTCATCCTTCCTGTATCCGCCCCAAGCTGCATATAACTAGCCCTAATAAACCCATCTGGAGCTATATTTTTCAGCAACGTTTCCGCCATCTGTCTACGCTTCTCTTCCAACGCAAATAATCCGCCACAATCTTGTGATCACCAACGTATTCCTGCAGCGCAGACCTACTGGCACTGGCCTTGTTGTTCTTCATATCCATCGGCGGCTCACCAAGCAACGCCGTGAACTTCTTAAGCAACTGCGCAGGACTGTTGAGGTTAAAGACGTTTGGATCCGCCTTCTTACCTTTCGGCCCAGGCTTCGTCTGGTACAGCAACTTGCCATCTAGGCCACGGCACAACTTGTGCTGCTTGGGGAGTGCCGCATCAAAATCCTCAATAAACTTCTCTCCAATCTCAACGTTCTCAATATCAAGATCCTCGATCAGCTTTTCGAGCGCTTCCTTTTTGAACGGCAGACCAGTTCGCCAAAGCTGTGCCATCGCCGGAAGCGCCTTGCACTCCAATTCCCACGCTGGCATCAACGCTGCAGTCGCCATGCGATCCATGATCGGCCGCCACAACTGGGTCAACACCACCACATCCTTCGCGGCGTACTCAATCTGACCAGTTGATAGGTCTTTAGACCAGTCACTTCGCTGCTCCTCTTTGGAAATCTCCTGCTTCAGGTAGCGGTGCACCACGTGCTGGAGCCCGTGCTTCACATTCGGAAGCCCATTGGTGAGGATGCGACTAGCCAGCATCGAACAGTAGACGTTGCCCTCCGGGTAAATCTCGTGTTCTTGGAGCCAGCCCAGATCAAACACGGCATTGTGTGCCAGCCAAGTCCGCCGCACACTGCAGAACTCTTCCAGCTCAATCCAATCGTCATCACTGAACTGCCAGCAGTCCATCACCACAGGTGGCTGGTCTGTAGTCGCCAGCTGCAAAAGGCGAAGACCACCAAACTTCGGCTGAAGTCCAGTGGTCTCCACGTCAAACGCAATAAACGCAGCGTCGTCGAGCGTGTGAAGGTGCTCGATCCCTTGAAGGATTTCCATGCCTGGTAGGGCGTGTACCCTACTACTCTAGCACAGTATCCACCTCCCTAGCCGAACAAAGCACAGCAGCCGCGAGTGTCCCACCCTCGGGAAACCCAAGCAGACATCGCCGCCGCCAGTGTATGCAGTTTTTGCATGGCCCCCCATCTTCCTGGGGCTTGTACCCCCGACGTAACCGTTCTGCCCGCAGCTCCTCCCGTCCAGCGGGACTTTTGCGATAACACTTCATGCACAGCACCGGATTGGGAGTCTGCGCCCCACAGCCCTGGCACGCCCTGCTGTTAATCGTTACAGCCATCATCCTCATTTTGATAAAAGGAACAATCTTCGGCAAAGGCCCCACCAGCTTCTGGAACTTCCAGGCTGCAGCGCCCCTGCCACCAATGCACACAACTCTTACAACTCAGCTTGGAGTCATCCACTTTTTTCTCGTACTTGACGTACTGCCTATCTGGAACCACTCGCGGCAGCTCAGGCCACAAATCTCGATACGCCTTACCCGTACGAACCTGATGGATCGACTGGGGACTGACATCAAGAAATTTCCCGAGCTGCACACCAGAGCGCTGGTCCAGCAGAATCATCCGTACTTCCGCCGGCGTCAACCGCTTTTGATTAAGCGGCCGACTGTCCGACATCCGCAGCACAGTAACTTCCTTGTGGAGCACCGTGTCGTAATGAACCTTCCACTTAAAACCACAGCACTTACAAACCAGCCAGTAGGTCATTAGCTGGGACTTATTTCTCCACCGATAAGTGGATTGAATTTTCCGAAAAGTGTGCGTGCAATAGTCAGTCACAGGAAATGTCAAGCATTGAGTACACAATTTCGCGTTCTTGTTTAGATAAACGCTTTAAAACAATACTTACGGATTTAAGTAATACAAAAACGACATATCCGGGAAAAAACAAAGCCAGCAATCCGAATAGTGCATACACAAATCTCGTTTTAAATGGTGTAGTAGCTCCTAATGAAGCCATACATTCAGCGCTAGTCATTTTTGTAGGGTGCAGTAGCGAGAGTGTTAATCAAGCGGTTCAAGTACCAGCGGCACTTTTGCGCATCTTCAAGTGGGTCTTTTTTGAGCCACATGCGACTCAGGTATTTGAGACACTGCCACTGGAGCGACCCAACACGAGCATCGGGTGCGTGCTGCACCCAATCCTCCAGCACCTCAATCACCTCGACCTTTCCCGCGGTGTAATGCGAGGGATGGTCCACCGGATTACTCATCCTTTGGACCCCTGCACCGCGGTATCACCTTGGTAGCGCCCGGTCACCGCATAGCTTTGGCCGGGCAGCATCGACATCTTGTGGAACACAATCTGGGCAATGCGCATCCCAGGCCACAACGGGACAGCGTGCATGGACCTAGCGTTTTGCAGTTCCAGCGTCAACCGCCCCTGATAACCGGGGTCGATATACCCGGCAAGCAGATGCTCAATCCCCTCCCTAGCGCTACTCGACTTGAGCGCGAGTTGTCCAGCCACACAATCCGGCAACTGGAACTCCTCCATCGTTTCAGCGAGCACGAACTCATGCGGCTGGAGCATGAACGGCTTTTCCTGCGTGTGCCCAGCAATCGAGAACGGCATCATTGACGCCGTCGTCGGCAACTCCACCAGCAAATTCTCACCGAGTCTCACATCAAGACTCGCTGGATTCACCAGCTCACCCTGGAACGGCGAGACCAGCCCCCGCCGCGCCAGCGTGACAATCTCGTGATCACACAAGATGCCCATCAGAGCACCACAGGCAGTGCCTGCTCCTGCTGGAGCTGCACAGGCAGTGCCTGCTCCTGCTGGAGCTGCACGTGCTTCCAAGTCTTATTCCACTTAATGCAGTTGATGGTGGTGACGTGCACGCCAAACTCATGAGCAATCTTCGCTACTGACTTGTCACCAGCGGCCAACTGCCGCTTAATCTCAATCACCTTGCCCTCATTAAGCACCGCCACCCCACGCTTCCCCTTGCGGCTGGACTTACGCGTCTTACTTTGAGACTGGGGCTTTTGTACGGCTGTTGTCCGTACAGCCTTCTGGGTGGTGGGCAGCGCAACGGTCTGCTTTGGATCAGCCACGTCAAGCTCCACGTGCTGGCAGGTAGCCAGAGCGAAGTGAATATCGTCCAGCGCTTTGGTGATTGTGTCGTACTGGGCTGCAGAGAGGATGTACATGTTCATGTGTTGGAACGGGCGAAGTGTAGTAGAGAACGATCAGTTCTGGAGTTCCAGCTTGATAGCAGCCTGGAAATACCCGGCTACCTTCAAGCGGCGATACACAGAACCACCTTCATCGCTCTGCTTGTTTTCAATGGCGTCATAGTCCCGACGTGCTTCCTCCAGCGACGCCAACGTCTCAATATTGAGCATGTTCAGCTCGCTATCGGACAGCTCGGACAACTTGTCTAAATAAATCGTCTTACCGCCCAACAAATAAGAGCGGTAAAACGGCACCATCGAACTTTCAGTCATGCGAAAAAATTGGGATCCTGTTGACGTAGCCGGGTGAGATCCGTGAGTCTCAACTTGAGAATCTCGTGGATCGCCAGCTGCGCCAGTGTAGTAGAGCTAATCGTGTCGCTCGTGGCAAATACATAGATCAGATGTCGATAAAGCTGGGTCAAAGTGCGAGCCCGGACCCAGTGCGTATCCCCAGGGATTGGTTCTGTGCCGTAGGACCAATCGTCGTAGTCGTCTTGGTTGCGAAGCTCGCGGGCTTCAGTCGTTCCAATCAGACGTGTCGATTGGTGCCCAGTCATCGACGCGCTCGGTGAGCATGGCTCGGAGTTCGGCATCGGTGGCTGGAATCAAGTCTTCATCTGAAAAGTAGAGGGTGCCTCGGCACAAGGCAGGCCCCCATTCCGCTGGTTCGAGTGCGGTCTGTGCATAACGCACCACCATGTCGTCAACAACGGCATCGACAACAAGATGGTCGCCTTCAAAACGCAGCTCTTCAATGCTTTGTACCTGGCTCATTTGACCTCCTGCGTATCTTGGTACTTTTCCATAGCTTCATCCCAAGTCATCTTGAGGAACTGCTCCAAGTCCAGAAGTCTTTCTACTTGGAGTTCCTCGTAGGAATTGGTCCAGTTGTTCTCGCGGGCAACTTGGACGCTGCGCTCAAGAACCACGCGAGACCAGCCAACGGCAAAGTACCAGGCAAGAAGCTTGGTGCGAATTTCAGGTAAGTCTTTCATTGTTAATCAGTAATGGAGGGCCCGGCGGTGCGGGCTTGCCCTTAGTGTTGCACAAAAAGAGCCCGGTGACCAGCCGGGCAGTTGCATTTCTTCACAATCGCAAGGGCGGGCTGGTGCTGGCTATGGTGGTGGCCTCAACCTTTTTAAGGCTTGGGTCGTCCGTAGCCGCCCGGCTACGGTAAGGCTGGCACCGCGTGAGGACCAGCCACCGGGCACCCCTTTCAAAAGCTGGGTGGATGGCCCAAGTGTGAGACGCCTCAAGGACGCACAGGGACTTGGGCTCTAGCCCGATGCTAAGCAGAGCGGGAACCCTTCTACTCTGGCACACCAAGAGCGGCTGGCTCGTATTGCGTGAGGACGCACACGTCAGCGCCTTGGCGTAGGGCCGTTCCAACGATGTAGGCGAACTGCTTTTGGGCGTCGTCCGACTCCTCGATCTGGTACTCCTCAACCTCGTAGGCCATGCCCTTGCGGTACCAAGAGACCCGGATAACCGCAAGCAGCTCGTAGGGGATGTCGCCGACGGTGTACCCCAGGGTGGGCTTCCTGGGGCGTTTCGGCTGGGGCGGTTCCGGTTTAGCCACGGGATCTCTCCAAAAAAGCCACGCGACAACCCGCATGGCCCCTAGCAAAAAGTTAGGTGGGGTGAACACTGTCAGCGGTTTAGTCGTACTGCACGATGCGGTCGGATTTCCCGCGATTGCAGTCTGAACACAGGGTACGAAGGTTGCTGATTTCGTTACTACCGCCTTTAGAAATCGGCACAGTATGGTCAATCTCCAGTAGCGCGCCTAGCGCTGGAGTTGCCCCGCAATCACAACACCGAAACTTATCGCGCTCAAATACTTGGTGTCTTGTGCGAATTGAAATAGCACGCTTAGGACGAAGATCTTTGTAGTATTTTGCGGCCACTTTTTTACCGTTAAATTCCGCATTTGTACGCCTATTTATATCTGAATGTGAAAGTATATCGTCAAAAGCAGAACCTAAAAAATACACAAAACTTTCTCCGTACGCATCTTCGCTTTTACCAGACATATGTATAAGCCAGTCCAAAATGTCTGCAGTAGTATTTACCTCGTTTAAGTTTATTTCGTATCTGCAAGCTTCATGCCAAAGACTGTAATAGACAGTGTTTTCAGCCTCTTGGCACATAATTTGCCAAGGTCCCCATGTTTTGTTTAAATTGTTAGCGCCTTTTACATGTATAGGCGGTAGTTTAATTCTGTCTTCAAATGTAAAAGTTTTACCTTTGTCCTCTGTAGTTTCCCAATGGTCAATAACTACTTGGGTATAGGGATTCAAAAAAGGCATAGGATTTTCGGAGCAGGCTCCGGACGTAGGTAGACGGGGCGGTGCGGCCGCTAAAGCGGCGACGCATTGGGAGGGGTGGCTGCCCCTCCCTTTGCCGTGCGTGGAGTTTAGTTCCAGAGATCAGCGGCTTCGCGCATTAGCCGGTCCAATTCCTCCTGTGTGCGCTCCTCGCGCGTGAATAGGGCGCCGGAATCGTGTCCAATCTGCTCAGATCTATTGCACTGGTACGGATCTGCGGGAATGACCTGTCCGTTTTTGTCCGAACTTGTCCGTTTTTTGTCCGTTTTGTCCGTTTCCTGCGAAAAAACGGACACGTTTTGGACAGATCCGGACAAATCCGGACAGCTCAATTCGTCAGATCCAGCTCCAGTACAGTCTTCTTCATCATTTAGGACAGGTTTAGGTCCAACCCCCCTGCGCGCGGAAACTGCTTGGAACGTCCGATAGCTGGCTTTCCCCTGGGACGTAACCAGCCCTCGGTCAACCAACCTGTCCAGTGCCTTACGGATCCCCTCAACGCTGCCGCCTACGAGTGGGTCGGCGTTTAGCTCTTTCCGCGTCATCGCTTCTCCGCGTGTGCGAAGGCGCTGGAGCACTCGATCCACCACAGAAGCGGGAGAACCCTCTTCCACGCCCTCTGCAGGCAGGTCCTTCAGCTCAAATGTCAGGTCAGCCTGCTGGCGCAACACCAACTGCTTGCCCTCGTTGCCCTCGCGGCTCTTATTGATCGTGATTAGCCGCGCAGAGGCCCCTACGCGCTCTTTCTCGCCCTTGTCAGGCCGCCGGATAGCCCAAGACTCATCCACGCCGTCTTCAAGCGCTGTGGTGCCCCTGAAGCCGCCCTCCTTGTTGGCGTGGTGGATGAAGACAATGGTGGTCGCCGGAAAGCTTTCGCCGTTTTCCGAGCTGTACCAGTACAGCGGTTCGGCGTACTCCGCCTTGTTCTGGTCAAAGGCGCAACCGCGCATACAGGCGGTCACGGAATCCCACACCACGAGCTTGGGACGATGCTCCTCGATCTGTTGGATAAACCAGGGGTACCAGAGCATCGAGACCTTGTTTCGCACGATCACGGGATCGTCTGCAGTGAAATCCAAGTCCTTGAACTGCTTGCGAATCCGCCGACTGTTTTGGTCGCCGTTCAACCAGAGCACCGTGCCCTGTTCAACTGGCACTTCCTGCCCTTGGACCGAAAACGGAATCCCCCGAGCGATGTGCTTTGCCAGCGTCAGCACCGCCATCGTCTTGCCGCAACCGCCACGCCCGTGCATCAACACAGTCCCGGGCTTCGGCAGCAAATCAGGAATCAGGTATTCGATGGGCGTTTCCTCCGCAGCAAAAATTTCTTGGAGCGATCCTC